GTTGACCCGAATGCGCTCGAGGTCGCGGTCCTGCATCTCGACCGTGCTCTCCTCCAGATCCACCACCGAGCTGTCGAGGTCGTTAAGCGAAACATTCTGCCCAGCGAAACCGGCGCGCTGCGAGCCGATGAGCTTGCGCACGCCGCTGCGCAGTTGGTCCTCGGCCTCACGGCCGCGGGTGAGCGCGTCCTCGGCCTGCTTCTCCGCGACGCCGAAGTTGAAGTTCGCGAGCCGCCGGGCCTGCTTGCCGGACTTCTTCGAGCCCTGGGCGCTGACGCCCGAGCCGACAAGCCCAATTCCAATACCGATGACGGCGGCCATTTGTGCCTCCTAGAGCGAGTAAGCGCGTTCGACGAACATCGTCACGATGTCCAACCGGTTGCCCAGGCCGCTTTCGCGTAGAGCCTGCTGCAACGCCGGACTCTTCGCGACGATCGCATTCGCGCGGCGCAACCGTTCCGGGGCTTCGTTGCCGTATTTGTCATGCAGCGCGCGCCGTGTCTCGGCCTCCCACGCCGCGACCTGCTCGGGCGTCGGCTCGGTCTTCGAGGCGTCAACCAGGGCGTTGACGATCGAGCGCGCCTCGCTCGGTGAAACGCCGACGGCGTGGAAGGTCTCGGACAAGTTGCCGCGAACCTCCTCGATCTCCTCCGGCGTACCGCCGTCGATCGTGAGCTCCTTCAAACCGTCGCGCAGGCTCTGATCGAACATCTTCGGATAAAACGTTTGGATCATCTCGGCGTCGGTCGACGGACGCGGGGCATCGGTGGCGGGCGGTGTGGCGTTTGGAAAAAGAACGTCGGCAGCTTCGGTCATGCGGTTTTCCTCGGGAGTGTTCGGATGTTGTGCCCAGCCGGAAGATCTCGGCATGCGACTGCTCTGTCGAACAGGTCGAGCGCCTGGCGCTCGGTGTTGTCGAGGAACGCACCTAGCATCTGCCGGCAACGCGCATCGCCGACGGGCAGGCTGCGGTAAACCTCGTTGCCGAGCTCACCGGTGCCGAGCGCTTCGGATAGTGCGAACGCCAGGTCGCGCGCTGCTGCGGCGAAGTACTCGCGGTGCTCGGGGGTGCCGGCGGGCTGGGGGCGTTTCATGCGGCCACATCCGACTTGGACGCTTCTGCTGCCGCCGCCAACAGCGCGCGTAGGCGTTCGCCGTTCCGCGCGAACGATGCGGGGATGTTCGGCTCGCGTGCGACGCCGGTGAGGTTGAGGTGGCTCAAGTGCTGAATCCCGAGCCGTGCGAACTCGCGGGCAGCCATCACGTCGACGCTACCCGGCGCCAGGTCTCGGAGTTTGGCGACACGGAACGCAGCGCGGCGGGCAGTGGTGGCGTCAAGGACCGCCTGATAGGCCGTCGCCATTTTTTCGATGGCGAGCTGCAGGGCTTGTGCGGCGTCCTGCTCAGCCGCGATGGACTCGCCGGCCGCCTTGAGACGCTGGCGGCGTTCGGCGGCGCTGACCTCACGCAATTTCCTGGCCGCCTCGCGTTCGGCCGCACGGCGGATCGTCTCGGCGTCTTCGACGGCCTCCTTGGCCTCGTTGATCTGCTTGCGCAGGTTGCGGAGCTTGTTTTCGTCGGGCTTCGCGCTCAGCAGTACTTTCTCGCGCTCCGCGTGCAGTGCGGTGAGTCTCGCGCGCAGTTCGTTTTCGCGCTGTGCGGCTTCTTCGACAGTCGGCATTGTTCAGGTCTCCTTGGTGGTCGCGGCTCTACTACAGGTGCTATTTTCTGAATCGTCAACCGCCCCTAAGGGGGATTCCTCGCCCCGCCACATCGCCGCCAGCACCCGGTCGAGGAGTGCAGCCAGGTCCGGCTCGCGCTGTGTGAGTTCACGATAATCCGTCCCTTTTGCGAATCGCAGCTCGAGGATAGAAAAATTAAGGTGGAACGTATTCCACCCACAACGTTGCCTCGGCTCGCGCGCCGCCTTGAGCGGCGCCCATCGCGCCTTGCCGCTCGTGAGTGGCTCGGTTGCGCCGAGCGGCACCCAGCGCCATCCTGCACCGGAATCGCCAGCCGGGGCGCGCACGTAGATGGTCCAGTCGTTGATGTTCATTTGCCCTCTCCTTCCCCCGCTGGGGTCGCCCAGCGTTCGATGTGGTGGATGTCTGCCATCAGCCGCTCACGCGCGGCGAGGAGCTCGCGGACTCGCTGCGGATCGCTGACGCCACGTTCTGTTTCGGCTTCAATCTCTGCCAGGCGCGCCCTTAGAGTTTCGAGATCGCCAGGCGGTGCCACCCCGCGGAGGTCGTGGGCGATCTCGGCCCGGCGCACCCGGAGCCGCGCGTTGTCCGGGTTGCGCTCGAGCGCGTCGTCGTGCGCACGCACGGCTGCGCGGAGCAGCGCGCGGCGGGTCCTGAGGTCAGGCATGCTTCGCCTCGTAGGGATCCCACTCGCTTTCGCCCTTGCCCACTCCGCCCCCGACCACTGGGATCGAAGCGAGGACCGCAGCAACCGCGCACGCCGGGAAAGCGCCGAGGGCCTTCTCGACTTCGGCGGGGCTCGGAAAAATTAGCTTGCCGTCCTTGTCGCCTTCACCACCGAAGGCGTCGAGCTGGATGTGGTAGGCCTCGGGGATGAACAGCCGCCCCTCGGCGCGAGTCGCGTGCAGCCGGTACAGCAGCTCGCTCCACCGATTCACGAACTCGTGCCCCGCGCCGGCCTGCGTGAGCGGCTTGCCGTGAACGGCCACGAGCTCGACGACGATCGGCGCCTCCTTGGTGAGGTCCCGCAGCCGGGAGACGACCACCGCGCCGTCGGCACCCGCGAGCAGGTACACGCTCGGCGAGTCGTGGCGAAACGTGCTGACCACATCGAGGATCGTCGCCGCAGCGCCGTGCGAATCGTCGAAAGGTTTCTGGTTCGGATCGAGGATCTTCCCTCCACGCCGCACGGCGAGGGTGAGGGTCCGACCGTGGATCACTGCGCCAATTGCTACGTCATCGAACATGGTGTTACCTCGCTAAGTTGCGCCGAAGGTATTCGGCGTTTGATCGTTGAATGGAAAGCAAAACGCTGTTGTGCGCGCCGAGCGCGGAGTCCGGTTCGATCAGCGCCAGGACAAACGCGGTCGCCACGTCGGGCGAGCGCTTGAGGCGTTTAATAATCGAATCCCGGTCCTCGACAAAGAGCTTGCCGCCGCGAAGTTCATAGCGGGGCATCGTGAGCTCTTGTTTTAAAATTTTGTCCGGCGGCAGTGCGATCCGGCGCCGGCCGTTCGGGTCGAGCGCCTCGCGGAATCGCCACCAGAGCGCGCTGCGGACATTGGTGAACCCGAAGCTCTGCGTGATGTCGAGCGCGTCGTACCCGGCGCCGAACACGATCGACACGGTCGGGACTTTCTCTTTGAGCAAGTCGTACGGGCTCGCGCCGACGCCGGTCGAGTCGATGAACGTCACGGCATGCGCAGCGCGCGCACCGAGCACGAGCGCCGCGACTGCCTGGCCGTCCGGTGTCGTCTTGCCCGGGTAGATGAGCGGCGCCGCGAACCAATCATCATGCCGGCGTGCGATGGTCGTGCGGTCCTTGCCGCCGCGCGCTACGTCCACACCGAGCGCGTCTTGCGGACTGGTCGGCTCGGGTGTCCAGCGGGTCATTGCCGCGTCGATCCATGCACTCGGGATGCACTGCATCGCGTCGTCGGTGTCCCAGCCCGCCGACCAATCATTCTCAAGCAATCGCTTGCGCAGCACCGCGGTCGGCGACTGCTTGAGATGGTCGGCGTAGCCGCTGCGCAAGAGCCAGGGGTTGTCCTGGATAGTGCTAAGCACGACGCACCGCGCCCGAGCGTCAGGTGTGCCGGCAGCCACCTCGCGCTGCTGATCGCCGTCCATGACGAAATAGCGAATTTCACCCGAGCGCGCAGACATAGGACGGACTCAGCCAGGGCGCGAACACCTCATCACGAAGCCATAGGCTGTCGGCGCTAGTTGGGGGGTTGGAGGTGTAGATCAAGCGCTTCCGAACACGCTCGGTCGAGCGCAGCCAGCGCGATACGAAATTAATGTCACTCTGGGGGATTTGGCCGGACCCTGCATCGTCGACGATCAGCATGTCGACCGGGCGCCCCTGGAGGCGGAGCATGCTGTCCGGCTCGGCCAGGGAGTTGAACTCGATCGTGACGCCCCGCTCTTCAAACCCGAACGGCGGGGGCAGCTCCCAAGTCTGGGCGCCCAGATTGCGACCGTCGGTTGTGCCGGCGATCTCGCCGATTCGCTTGAGGATGCCGGCGAACTCAAGGCTCGTCTTACGCACGAATCGGACGTTTCGCCCCTGGTACATCCCGATCCCGATTGCCAATTCAGTTTTGGCGCTTCCTGCGCCTCCGGCGAGAAGCAGCTCGTCGACCTCCGCAGCCCGCTCGAAGCCGAGAGTTTGCGCGCCGGGCATCGGGCGCCACCGAACAGACCGGCGATCCTGCGCGACCGCCTGCGCGAGTCTCTGCCACTGCTCCGGCGTGAGGGCACCGACCAGCGCCTCCAGGTTCGCGATCTCCTCCGCCAGCGTCGGCGCTGCGATCGGGGTGAGCCGGAAGTCGAAGATCTCGGCGATCACGGTCAGTACCCGGGCATCAACCGGCCGGTGGACGAGCTGCCCGGCAGTGCGCCGCTCATATGCGTTCCGGATCGTGGCGACGGCCATCGCGAGCTCGAACGGGTCATCGCTGTCTGCCGCGGCACGGGGCTGCATCACGCCGCGCCCCCACGCCCTTCCTTCGCTTCCATAATCTTCTGCTCGATCCAGGCCTCGACCTCATCCTTCGGCCAGCGCAGCGCGCGCTTCCCGATCCTGGCGCCCTGTGGGAAGTCGCCCCGGCGGATCGACCGCTCCAGGGCCGACCGACTCAGGCCCGTGGCCTTCAAAACGACATCTACCGTCACCAGCTCGCGCATGCCGGCATGCCCCCTCTTATTAAGTCAGGAGGCTTCATTCAAGGTGCTATTTTTGGTATTGTCTACACCATCATCGACGCGACCTTACCCCGGGAGGCACCCATGCGCCGCGCTGCCCTGTACTGCCGGTCATCGAAAGACCGGGCCGAGCTTGGGCTCGACGCCCAGCGTCGGGAATTGAAGGCCTTCGCCAAGAACCAAGGGATCGCGGTTGCCGGGGAGTACGCAGACATGGAGATCAGCGGCAGCCTGGATGAGACCGCGCGCCCCGGGCTGCGTGATCTGCTCACGGCGCTGCGCGACCCGGGGCGGGAGTGGGACGCGGTGCTGGCCGTTGATACCAGCCGCATCGCTCGCGACCCAATGCTCGCCCTCTACATCACGCGCGAGGCCGAGAAGTACGGCGTCTCGATCCTGTACTCGAAGATGCCGGTCGATGGCAGTTCCGCCTTTGGTGAAACCATGCTCTCGGTTGTCCGGGCGTTCGATCGCCTGCACGCGCGCCTGAGCGCCGAGAAAGGACGCAGCGGGCTCGCCGCGAACATCGCCAAGGGCTTCCGGGCTGGCGGTCGGGCCCCCTACGGCTATCGCCTCAAGCACGAGGCGACCGGTGGGGTGCGCGGCGGGCAGGAGGTGGTGAAGTCGCAGCTCGAGGCGATCCCGAGTCAGGCGGCCAAGGTCCGGACATTCCTCAAACACCGTGCAGCCGGAGTAAACCGAGCCGAGGCAGCGCGAGCCGCCGGACTAAACAAGGCGGCGGCAAGCCTGATCGCGATCGAGCGCAACGCGCTGACCTACGCCGGACTCACGGTCTGGAACCAGCGGCGGAAGGTGAAACCGACCCGGGACGATCCGCGCAAGACCATGGAGCGGCGTCCCCGGTCGGAGTGGATCGTCAGCGACAAGCCCACCCACGAGGCTTTGATAACGCGCGCCGAAGCCGAGCGTATCCTGGCCTTCCACGAGGGAAAGGGCCCCGCCCGAGTCCGCGTGCTCAGGCCGGAGGCATTCATCCTGAGCGGCCTTCTTTTCACGCCCGAGGGCATCCAATGGTCGGGCGACTCGCACGACCAGGCATACCGCGCCGGACCCCACGGCCGGCGGGTCAATGCGCCTTGGCTTGAGGCCGAGGTCGTTGCCCGGATCGCCAGCGATTTCGCGGACGAGTCCTTTCTGGTGAAGGTCGTCGAAGAAGCACGCCGTATGGCCAAGGGGATCGAGGCGGATCCTCAAGCGATCGATACAGAGCTTCGACAGGCGGAGAAGCAGCTCGGCAACCTCCTCGGCCTCGCGGCCAAGGGCGAGGAACAGCCGAAGGCGCTGCTCGACAAGATCAGGGAGGTTGAGACCGCTGTCGCGGCGCTGCGCGAACAGAAAGCCGGCTGGGCGGAACGTGCGAAGCTCAGAGCCGCCCTGCTTCAAGTCAGCGAGAAGGACATCCGCAACGTGCTGGCCGCGAGCGGCCTCGACCTGCGCGACGGGGAAGGCACGCTCGACCTTCTCGGCTACGACCCTGCGCTCGCGCTGGATCGGACCGAGCTGCGCCGGGTGATCTCGACGCTGGTCGAGCGTGTCGAACTCAACCCCGCTACGCGGGGCTTTGTGATCCGGTACAGGCTGCCTGTAACCGGGGTGAGAATGGCGTCCCCACGGGGATTCGAACCCCGGTCGCCTCCGTGAAAGGGAAGTGTCCTAGGCCTCTAGACGATGGGGACGAAACTCCGAAGATTGAAAAGTTGGTGGAGCCAGCCGGGATCGAACCGGCGACCTCCTGCATGCCATGCAGGCGCTCTCCCAGCTGAGCTATGGCCCCTTGTAAAGGGGGTGCAC